TCCGCCGTGCCGGCATTGTCGCGCTGGGGCGAATTGGTCCAGTTTGCCCGGAACGCCGACCGGAACATATCCGATAGGAAGGTCAGATCGGTCGGATAAGAGAACTCGAAGTTGATGCCGCCCTGCGACTGCGACATCACCCTGATCGGGTCGCCGAGCATGCGATCGGAGCGGAGTTCTTCGGAATCGACGAAGTTCTGCGAGTAAGAAAGCGTTTCGCCCGTGATGCGGGCCAGCTTCATCGCGGGCGAGCCCGGAGTCGTGCCGGGCGTGGTTTCCATCACATAGGAGACACGAGTGCGGTTCGCCTCTGTCATCGGGGATCTCCAAATAAAAAAGGCGCCCCGCGAGGGACGCCTTCAGATCTGCCTTGCCCAAGGACTATGAGGTTTGTTCGCCAGAGCCGGGCCGGGCTCCTGGCGGATGGTCAGCGCTTGGTTTTTGCTTTCGGGACCAGCGGAGACGGATCTCGCGCGGGCTGCACGATCTTGTTGCGCTCGACGAGGCTGTCGAACAGACCGGGGTCAATATCGGTGCGCTGGACGGTAGCCCCGACCGGGAAGCGGCTGGTTTCGGATCGGAGCGCGATCGTCGTCACTCCGGAAATGACCTTGGTCTTCATCATCGATCCATGATCCTCCATTCCTGAGTCATGGGCAGGCGGAACCAGTTCCCCATGGCGCCATTGGCGTCGAGCGCGCGCTCGCCGAGGCCGATCGCGGCATCCTCGAACACCATGTTCCCGTTCATCAACGCAGCGCCGCGGAACAGATCAGCCAGGTTCTTGAGGTGCGTCCGTGCCGTTCCGGTTCCGGCGCCAGCAGGAGCCATCACCGTGAAGATGAGCATCCCCTGCTCTTCCCAGCGGTCGGAGAAGGCGTCATCGGTGCCAAAACTGGTCCGGCCGTACATCGTCCCGACCATCTCGACCATGCACCAGTGCTGGTCAGCCGGCGGGTCATATTCCTCGTTGTCGTAGACCAACGGCGTCGCCACCCAGTTCGCGGCGAGGTAAGCCCTCACCGCCGCGTAGACATCGCCTGAAGCCATTTCATATCATCCGGAGCTTGAGGGCCGGGTACGTCATCCGCGCGCCGGCCTGCGTGTCTTTCTTCAGCCCCGTGCGCGAGAACTTCTTGTGTCCGCGCCGGAACCGCCCCTTCAGGACGTATCCGCCGGGGATCAGGACTTGCGTGGCCTGAACCTTCACCACCTTGCCGAACTGCTGCTTCACCGCGGCGGCGCAGCGCTGGTAGATGTATTCCGGCATCTTCGTGATGGTGTGGCCGACCTCAATCGTTCTCGAGTACGGCGTCGTGTTCACGATGATCGGCTCTTCATCAGCCGCGATCTGGGTATCAGCGGAGATGAACTGCGAACCGAGCATGACCTCGTGCGAGGCCTGATAGCGGCCGGTCAGCACCGGGGAATTCTTGTGCAGCCAATCCAGCGTGAATTTCAGGATCGGCTCCCAATAGGAGAAGTCGTAGAGGATCGGGCCCGGCGGGATGACGGTATCCTCATCGGCATCGCGGCGTCCGTTCACAAACTTGGTATAAATCGGGCTCGCCTCGCCGGCGGTGATGACCCTACGGACTTCCGAGCGTGCGAACTTCGCCAGTTCCTTCGCGATCTTGTCCGGAGCTATACCAGCCGTCGCGAGAACGACGTCGCGCTCAATCGTCGTGAAGCGGGCACGAGGCATCAGCCCCTCGCGTGAACTTCAATGCGGACGAGTTCGCCACGGATGAAAATGCCGAACCCCTTCTGGACACTCAGCGCCCGGCCGGCACGAATGACCCTGTTCCCTTTCGTCGGGACGCGATCATCGTCTCCCGATGCCCGACCTGCCGTCCATCCGACCGCCGCGATCTGCGTCGGTGACATGATCAAGATCGTATCGCCCTGGACGACGTTCCCGATCAGATCTTGCGGCCTGCCTGATCCGGCCTCACTCACTTTCGCGCGGACGGTGCATTCATCCGCCACAGTGACGCCCGCTGTCATCCGCTGGAGAACGACGTCCTCGCCATCCATTGCAAGGGACTCATCCAGATCCGCAATGCACTCTTCCGGCTCCATCAGGAATTTGCCTTTCGCATGAAGTCAGAAAGGAGTGCCTTGACCTCGCCGGACAGCAGCGGGTCATCCTTGGGGGAAACCCAATATTCTCGCTCGGCAACCCCTTCGATCTTGACCCGCTTCAGGTTCGTGTCGCGCAGGCCGGATCGGTAGAAATCGTTGGTGAGGAGCGATGCAGCAAGCTTGATCTCCTCGGGGATATCGTCGAGGCCAGCGACGTATACCGCAACAACGACACCAGACGCCCAGCAGGTATACTGGTTGCTTGATAACCGTTTCAGGAGCCCTTCGACGAGAAGGCACTCAAATTCCGTGGTCTCCAGCGCTGTTCCGTCGACCGTGACCGACGTGACGCTCGTCACCAATCGCCGGCTCATGAACAGATTTTCGACGTTGCGGCCGATACGCCAGGTTTCCGTGATCGTTTCGGACAGCAGAGTTGGCGGATTGATGCCGTCTCGCGCGATGCGGCAGGCTGCCGCAATCGTGGCAGACACGCGAGGGCCGATAATCGCCAAAGCTGCATCTTTGGTCGCATCGGTTGAGGCGAGCCCGATCGCCGTCCTCAACTCGGTTTGAGAGAGGAGGCTGAGATCGTTGGCGGGTGTAGTGACGATGAACATGGCGGCGACCTATTGGCGTCTGCTTGAGAAGCGGTTGATCGCCGCCATGCTGGTTAGATCAGGGACTTCGAGACATCACCGCGATCGGTGCCGCCGAAGATCCAGGTCGCCTGCCACGAGCAGGTGTCGGTCCCGGTAGCGCTGAGATCGGGCGTGATCTGCGAGCGGATGAATTCCTTCGCGCTCGAGAGATCGAAGTCGAGTTCGATGGTCCCGACTTCGGTGGAGCCGCCAGATTCCCCGGTATCGACGACCGTTGACGCCAGAGCATCACCGAAATCCGCCGCACCGGTGCCGCTGCTGTCACTGGCGTCTTGGATGTTGACTGCAAAAGCGAGGGTCTTCGTAGCCGCCAGGGTAGCCGTATACGTGATCACCAGCTTGGCGGTCATATACATGCCCTTGGTGCCGAGACGGTCTGTCCAGGCGCCATTGACCTCCGTCGCATCGCCGCCGCCACCGGCCGTGGCAGAGCCGTTCGACGCTCGCTCGGAGCGGAACTCCCGAACGCCAAGAAGCGTGTCAATCCTGCGCATTGTCTTCTCCTTCCGCGCGCCGCGCGAGTTCATCGGCGATGATCGTCACCGCCTGTTCCTTGTTGAGATTGGCCGGAGCGGATTCGCCGACGATTTTCTTCGCAAGCGCGATGATCTTGGCGTGATGCTCGCCTTCCCAACCTTCCGGGATTTCGACGAGATCGACCGTTTCCGGCATGTCCTTGTGCCGTGGGTCCGGAGGAGCATCCTCCGGTTTGACATATTCAGCCAAACCCCGCTCGACGATGATATCGGCTTGGCGGCGATTGAAGCCGGCAGTCTCGTTCGGGAACCATTTCCCAAACTTCTGCACGATCTTCAGGGGGATGATGTCATCGGGGTCGCGCATCAGCGGCCCCACTTCACGGCTGTCAGCGTGTAGATCGCCTGGAGGTGCCGGGCGCCGACGTCATGCCGCATGAAGGTGAACATCACCGTCTCGTTCCGTTCCGCTGCCGACCGGATATTGCCGAGCGAGTCGGTATACGCGGCGACATCGGAGACACGGAATTCCATCCCCGGCGCTTCGCCGAAGAAGACGTGATCCCACGCGACGAGGCTGATCTGCGACTCGTTGGAACCGACCCCGAGGTTCGACGGAAGGTTGGTCGTTACCAACACCGGGAGGTCTTTCCAGCGCTTGTTCTCGCCCTGCATCGACGGGTAGATGATGTTGCCGTTGGCGTCGCGGAGGTCTTCGAGATAGCCGGCAGTCTGGAAACTCATCGTCCACTTCGCGGACGACAGGTTCACATTGGCACCGGTCAGCGCATTCAGCGCCTTGCGGGCATCCGCATCGCACTGGGCAACGGTCGGGGTCGTCGAACTGACCGCCGCGGCCGATCCGATTCCTGGGATGTTGTAGATGCCAAGCGGGCCATCTTGGGTTCCATCGCCACGATAGAGATTGAGATCCATCGTTTCCGCGAGCGCCTTTCGGAGGTCGGTCTCGACGAAGCTGCGGATGCCAGAGATGCCGAAATCGAGCAGCATGTTGCTGATCGCGGTCTTGCCCTTGAGCTCCTTCGCGGTCAGCTTCACGTCCCGGTACGTCGCCTCGGAATAGGCGGCCACGGCTCCTTCAGCGCCATAGTTCGCGGAGGCTCCGGTATTGCCGCCAGCCTGATAGTACGAACCGTTCGGCATCGGAACGCGCCTCGGGTTGCCCCGAAGGAACGTCGTCTGCGGGCGCAGGAATTCGATGATGTCCTGCTGCATGGTCGGCGGAACGAGGATGCCGCCGGGGTTGCCGGAGGCGATCGCCGCCTTCTGGCCGCCGCTGGCGAGGAAGTAATCCCGAACACCCTCATTGCCGGACTGG